CGATCCAAAACTGACAATGACCTGGAAGCCAGAATTGTGTTTCTTGCTTTTCGGGGGCTCGTGGGAATACGAGGGCATGCAAAATGCATGGTCTTCCTACTTGAGCGACAATGCGATTGAACCGGACATCCCTCCCGTCCGTGTTCGAACGGTCTTTACTGACACTGTAATGTCTGAAGCTCAGCCGGTCGTGGGTCATACCCACGGATTATCCGCTGCAGTTAGGTCATCTGCGTCATCGTTTATTGATGCCTGCGGTGCCAATTTGGGATTGACGCCTACTTTCTATCAAGGCTCTAAAGCCGATATTAGGAATGGGCGTAAGATCTCACGCACCACGCTCTGGGTCAAGGATCAGGATGTACCTCCTGTTCCTTACGTCAAGGAAGAAACCGAACTCCTGGCAATGGTAGACGTCGACTATTACATCGACATCAACCAAATCCTTGTGGAGAATTTTGTTCCCATTATGTTGTACACTTTTCAGCCTGCTGGCGTTGCCAAGGCTTGTGGAGAGTACAAGTACACGTTCAACTCTGACAACGAAGTAGTTTACTCCGTTTCCGGAGGAGGACAGTACAAACATAAGGTTTGGAATTATTCTGGCGACAGCGTTAAGGTAACTGAAAGATACACCCTCTTTTGGGGATTGGTAACTTTGCCAATAACCAAGACGGTTTGCACGTTTTCATTGGAACGTCGACAAGTCGACGCCGATCATCAGATCATCCTGTTCGCCCCGTTGCGCAAGTATACGGGGTTTGCAGCGATTATCGCTGATACGGTGTTGCAAGGCAAGCAAGTCGAGCGGCTAAATGTCGCTCAAAACGGCTTTACTCGCCTTATTACCAACACGCATGATAGTTTTGTCGTGCATACTGGTAAAGTCGACGAATATCTGATGTGTAGCGTGGACGCCGCACACGATGCGACTCTAGCTACTGTAGCTAGATGTTCAAAGAAAATCTCTTTGACGTTGTGCCGTGTAAAAGAGGCACTTGAGCGGCAACCCAAGGAATTGCAAGAGAATTCGCGCCCAGAAGTACTCTGGGAATTTCATCTCTCGCGTCCTTGTATTGCTCCTTCTTGTGTGGTATCAACCGTGGTGCCTGCCGTCAGGCGCTACCAGTTTGCCCCAAAACTGTCCGACTTCGACCCCGATGCTAAACCATCGATAGTTGATTTCATGAAGCCCCTAGTAAACGGAGCATTTGCTCCGGATCTCTCTAAGTCTAACGACAAGGTGATGATTGAGAAAAGGGTCAAAGAGATCAAAGATGGCACCCAACTCACGCCATTTGTGCGGAAGTGCATCGCTGAATATGTAACATTATTCTGCGGTGGTGAGCAACACTTTCTGCGCAAAGCTGAGGAGGAATGTGTGTACGAGAAGCAAAATCGGCCAGCCCAACAGAGAATTCTGTATGAGGCTGATTTGTTGGAGAAAATGAACCGGGTTGTCAAGGCTTTTGCTAAGCGTGAAGCTTACCAGAAGATTGCTGACCCGCGGAACATCTCCACAATTAATGGTGTGGACAAGGCGGCTTATAGCCGTTATACCTACGCTATTGCTGATTATGCCAAACAGTTTAAGTGGTACGCTTTTGGCAAGACACCGCAAGAAATTGCGACACGAGTGTCTGTCATTTGCAGTACCTCCCAAAACTTTATTGATGACACCGACTTTGCCCGTATGGACGGGCGAACAGGTGAAGTCATAAGGGAATTGGAACTTCAACTGTTCATGCGTATTTTCCAACGTGATAGCCATGGTGAGTTATTTGAGTTGCTTCGGTCTCAAATGAACTTGCCTGGTAAAACGCGTATGGGGATACGTTATGACTCAGGATTAGGGCGTTTATCGGGTTCTCCCGAGACGTCCTTTGGTAACACTAACGCCTCCGCTTTTACAGCCTACCTTGCGCTCCGACGTTCGCGTCATGGCAGCGCCTTTTACCAGCCCATTGAGGCTTGGAATCGACTAGGATTGTATGGTGGTGATGATGGGTTTTCAGCAGACATTGACCCAGACACGTATATTGCAAGTGCTGCTATGGTAGGCCAAAAGCTCACAATTAATGTTGTTGAGCGTGGCCAACCTGGAGTGAAATTTCTAGCCAGATGCTATGGGCCCGGCGTTTGGTTTGGAGACAAAGTTTCCATGTGCGATTTGAAGCGCACGTTAAGTAAATTTCACACGACGGTAGCCATGCCGGAGTCCATAACCAATATGGACAAATTGGTTGACAAAGCGTATGCTTTGAGTCTTAGTGACTCGAATACGCCTGTTGTCGGCCCTTTTGTCAGGAAGGTTATGTTGCACGCAAAACCAAATTTCGTCTACCGCAACCTTGACGGAAAATGGAACGTGTGCGAGGATAGGGAGGTTCATTACCCCAATGAACCCCGAACCTGGATGGAGGATTACGCCCAGCGAGCTTTATCAGGCTTTAGCTTCGGCGCCTTCAACGACTGGATCAACCAAGATCTTGACGCTGAAGAACTCCTCAACTGTCCAGATTTTATGCCAGCGGTGGAACCCCAACCAACGCATACGCAAGCTATTCTCGACGATGGCAATACCATCATCCCAGCCATGCAAGCTGCCCCACAGTGTCCTGACGCAGCCTCAGCTGCCCCACCGCGCAAACGGACGCGCGCGCGGAAGAGGAAAGAAGACCGTCCGAGCAGAGCGACCACCCGGCCAGCTCAGCCACCCTCCCAGGGTAAGAAACCCCGGAGCGCAAAATAGATTAGG